TCTGCGTTTATAAACATAAAAAAGGGTGAATTAAATTACTTTGACAGTAACGGAGAAAATATACCGAGACGGGTAAAAAAATTGATGAATAGGTTAATAGAGCAAGGTAAAGAATTAGGTATAAAGTTTGAACTAAATATCAACAAGAGAGAGCATCAGCGAGAGGATACCGAATGTGGTATATATTCGTTATATTTTGTAACACGTAGAATAGAAGATAAACCTTTTAAATATTTCACAGATAATAGAATATCAGATGAGGAAATGATGAAATTTAGAAAAAGGTTTTTCAATGGTTATGACAACCTTTAATTATTTTTTTCAATTGATTAAATAAAATAATTAAAACAAACAAAAAACAAATAAAACAAAAAACAAACAAAACAAAAAACAAACAAGGCACTTACAATAATTTACTTATTTCAATAGATGTTTGAACCGCACCTTCAGACCATGCTTGATTTAAACTGAATGATTCACCGCCAATAAATAAATTAGGTCGCAAATGAGTTATTTTTTTATGAATATCTTTTTCATTTATATTTGGTTTCCAGAAGTGTATAGCATTGGGCCAATATATCTTATCAAACCATTTAGGGTCATCTATTTTTTTATCGTGAAATATTTGTTTTAGTAATTTTTTTAATTGTTTTTTACAGTCATCTTTAGATAACGTTCCCCATAAATCAGCAGATTGCCAATCACTATAACTTATTTGAAATAATCCTATATTCTTTTTTGTTGGTATAATTTGTCTTATTGGGTTATTTACAGTGCTATATTTTAACATTTTCATCCATTCATTTTCTTTTTTATTCATATCATATTTAGCAAATACACGTGATAAACTACTTGGTTCAACCGTATTAAATAATACCATTTCCTCATTAGTAAAGGAACCGCACATTTTTAACAATGCTTCGCGCGGTATAGCAAGTACTAATTTTTTGGTTATAATATTCTCCGAACTTTTTGTTTTACTGTTATAAAGTGACAAATTAAATGATTTACCATGAACTGGTTTACCATCAATCGGTTTACCATGAACTGGTTTACCATCAATCGGTTTAAAAGAATTAAGAGACATATTTTTTTTAATAGTAGCATTATTATTGTTAGATATAGAATCAAAAATAGCTTTTATTAAGGTGGAATAACCTTTTTTAAATAAGAACATTTTATCAGTATTAAATAATTCGTTATTCATATTTTTCTTAGCAACAACTGCATTTGCTATTCTAAATTCAGATGAATAACCATAACAAAACTCTAAAAAACGTGTTTCGTCATATGTTAATACTTGTAAACAAATTTGTTCAAATGTAAATTTTCTACAGTGATTATCACCCATTTTATCCATATATGCAAATACTTGTTTTATAAGCTTCAAAAATTTCTCAGTAGTTGATTTGCCTAAAGGGTGGACTTTTTTACTTCCATCCCAATATTGTTTATCGTTGCGTCCTTTATCATCTAATGGAATTTCTATAACATCTATATTAAATTCTTTAATAAGATTTTTCATATTAGTTTGATAATCAAAAACAACTGCTGCGCCTGACTCATATTTTACTTTGTTGTTTTTACTTCCACCTAGAGTTGATTTGTAACTATTATTTATATTTTTTTGAGTTCTATTAAATAACCCTTTGTTTGTATTGAATTTGCCTTTGCCTCCGCTTTTTTTATTAGTTTTATTAGTTTTATTAGTTTTATCATTAAACTTAACATATTTTGATTGAATTAAACCACCAACCTTGTTTGATTTTTCTAAGAGTAGAATATTTTTATAACCTTTTTTAAGCAATAAATGACATAGATTTAATCCGCATATACCAGCACCTACAATTGTTATATCATACATTTTCATTTCCTATATATAAACATCTATATAAAATTATGTATATATAAAATCAAGAGTTGAAATATTTTTCTTTTTATTTGCGTTTATCTAACTTATCTTTGTAATAATAATATTCACCAACGTTATTTAGATTATTAAAGCATTCGCTAACAGCGGTATTATAATCAACTATTTTGTAATTAATATCCCATTTTTTTGCCCATACTTTTAGTTCTCTACTTACGATAGGCTGTCTGAATTGTGGCATATTTGGAAATAAATGATGAACAACTTGGCAGTTAAGATATCCCATAAACCAATTAATCCAAGAGTTATCTGGATTAATATCAACGGTATGGTCAAATGCATAATGTATCCAGGTAATATCTTCATCTTCATTAACAACACTTGTAGTGGTATGAGATAGCGAAAAGTTGCCGAATAAATATATACCTGTGCCTATCATCTGTAGGTACAAAAATCCGTATGAGGTTAGCAAATTCCAACCACTATAATAAGATATAATAAGTGTTCTTAAAATATGACCGGATATAGCATAAATCATCTGTTCGTAATCTTTATCACTTATCATTTTACGAGGATGTAAATAATAAATCCAAAAAACCATTACAAAAATACCGGATGTGACAGGTAGAAAGGTATATGCTTGATATTTTAACCAAGTAGGAGACCAAAAACGTGTTCTATTCTTTTCAATAGCAGTATCGTAAAACGCTACTAATGGTGTAGTATCCAAATCGATATCGTGTTTAACTTTTTGCGGTGTAGCGTGATGTTTATTATGCATGCTGTTCCACATTGAACCACTCGTCCAAAGACCTAGACCCATAAGAATTTTTTGTATACCTTTGTCAGTTTTTATGTCGCAGGTAAAACTATTATGTCCTGCTTCGTGTTGTACCCAACCACATCTCCCTGAAAATAATGAATAACCTACAACGCTTAAAAAATAAGTAATATAAGAAAATGATGATTTAATGGTTAATAAATATGTAGAAAGACAAAATATAGCGACTAGTTCAGATAAGCGATAAAATATATGAAAATAAGAAGGTTCAAAAAAACCTCTATCATATAAGGATTTACGCAACATTTCAAAATCTTCTAAAAGTGGTTTATATTTATTATCTAATACATCCGTATTTTTTATAATATTTGAAACATCGTTTGTTTTTAAAGATAGTAAATAACCATTTGCTATTTTAGATCTAAAATGGAATTCTTGAAAAGCATATTTTGAATCAGGAGTAATTTGTTTTGAATTAACTAATAACGATTCTGGGTAGCACATATATTTTATTACTGAACCACCTGGATGTTTATCTGCAAAATCTGAAACATCGTATTCAATATTAGCTATTCTAATAAACATATTAGTATATTAATTAAATAAAATAATTAAAACAATAATCAAAACAAACAAATAATTAAAACAAATAAGATATTATAAACAATTTCATAATATAATATAAATAACAGACATATAATGAACTTTAATAACGATAAACTAGTTAGTATAGAATTTAATAGTAATAATAATAAAAGTGTATTATGGGAAATGTTAGTGGAAAATAATGAATTTATGGGATTAAATGATGTAGAGCAAGTGAAAGATTTATTTGAGAATACAATTACAATAACAGATGGCAATCATCCAACAAATAATATTTTAGAAAAGAACAAGATATTTTTAAAGGATTTCATAAGAATGTTAAGTAATATGAGAAAGCGCTCTATATCAAATGTAGCACCAAATGTAGGACCAAATGTAGGACCAAATGTAGCACCAAATGTAACGAGAGCAGATATTCAACAGGCAAGAAATAATCAATTTGAATCAAATTTAAAAAATAGACAAGATGAATTTACGGACTTAATAACGCAAAAAAAACCAACAGAAATAGATTTCTCTGATAAGGATGGGGATATAAATAATGGAAATGTGAATGATATTTTCATGAGTATAGAAGAAAAACGCAAAAAAGAGTTAGAAAGCATTACAACCAATTATAATACAAATAGCAGTAATGATAATGTAATGAAATGGTTAAATCAAAATGATAATAAGCAAGGCAATAATAAGCAAGGCAATAATAAGCAAGACAATAATAATCAGAATAACAATAATCAAAACATACATATAAAAATAGAAAACGAAGTAATAGATACCAGTGATAATAATAGAGGGATTATACCACTTACAAATGATAAACAAGTCTCTTTTAATTTAACTAATTTAGAAGAGCATAACAATAATACTATGAATAATACTTATAATAATAGTATGAATATACATTCTATTGATGAAAAGTTAAATACTGTAATAAGTAGAATAGATGATTTAACTAACAAGTATGATAAATTAATTGAGTTGTTTGAATTATTTAAAGCTTCAAAAAATTGAATTAGAAAATATAATATATATTATATTAAAAGTAATATATATTATAATGAAATCAATAAATATGATTAATATTATGTCCTTATTTATTAGTGTTAATGCTCAAATAGCAAATGCTTTTACACCATTGATATTGTATTATAGAATGACACGTGGATTATCTTATAACAATCCATATTATGAAAAGATTAATACTGATTGTGATAATGACTATTTTAATTATAATTTTAATAAAAGACCACAATCAGTTATAATCTGTAAAAGTGTAGATGATGATTATGAATGTTACGAAGATAATAACTATGAATGTTATGCAGATGATTATATTAATTCTGATAGCAATGGTAATGATAAACCATGTAGCAACGATTATTATGAAGGATACAAAGATTTAATCAAATATGATAACAGATACAAAGATTTTTGGGATGAATATTATACAGGAACTGTTAATAAAGACGGGGTTAATTATGAGTATAAGCATATAGTAGAAAATGCTATAGACGAAACAAAAAAGAAAGAACAAAAGTTGAATAAAGTCCAAAAAAAAATTAAGAAGAAACATAAACCTTCATCCGCTAAGGAACACCCTAAAAATAACGTAGATGATTACCCGCTATTGCCATAAAATGTTTATCTAATAAAACTGTACCTTTGTTCTCGAACCTTCTTTAATTATTTTTCCAATTAAAGTAGGATTTAATTTAGGGTTATTAATTGCATTTTTATACGACCCTAAATCATAAAATTCACCTGTTGTCTTATTAAGAGCATAATCTTTACCCTTAATTTTTACATTAACCGCCTTCCAAGTAATTTTTTGTTTATTTACGTCTGATATATCATCTGTGCTATTATTCTCATATGAAGGTACATAAACATAACCATTAGGTTTAGGATTACCAAAACTATAACATACTAATTGTTCTCCAGAGTCTTCTTTATTATGGAGTGAACAATCTATAGACGATTCTTTAATTGCGTGTAATATCTTACTATTGATATTTTCTTTAATAGTAGATATTTCATATAATAATTCATCACTAGTAACGTTTTTACTTTTATCTAACTTTCCCTTATCGTGTAGTTTTAGTTCAGTAGATGCTTTATCAAGATTTGTATCACTAAACGTCATTAAGTAAAGGAATACGCTAACGGTTTGTTTATCTTCAGGTAGAGCATTATGACTACAAATACGTCTAGCTCTTCCTATAACTTGTTGCATACGAATAGGGTGCCAATAAGGTTCCAAAATATGTACAAATCTGACATTCTTAAGAGATATACCTTCGGCACCAGAAGCGGTAATCATAATCAACTTAATAACCTCACCCATATTATTATTTTCAGCACCTATAACATCTGTTATATATTTTTTAATACCGCTTGGAATATCATCCCATGCACCATTAAAGACTTTTCTAATAATCTCCTTTTCTTCCGTAGTTTCTGTGCCAGTATACAAAACAAATTTCGGTTTAAGTTTATCCTCCTCTCTAATATCAACATCATAATCACCTGATGGAGTTTTCTTAAGTTTAAAATGAGCGTATCCGTGATGTTCTAATATAAGTTTTAATACACCAATACCTTCAATGGTTCTAAATTGACTATATAATAAATGTAAACCATCAAATGATGGATCTTGTAAGTTTTCAAGAACATTCAATAATTTAGGTGAATATTCTGATAATCCAGTTTTAGATAAGAATTCATCTGCACCTTCAACTAATTTTTCTAATGCTTCTTCAATGCGTTTATCATAATTACTATCAACGACATCTTTTAATTGACCTTCTATTTCTGCCTTATCATCTAATTCATATAAACCATCAACATTCTTAAGTTTATTTTCAAGTATATTACCGTCTAACATATCCTCGTCTAATTTATTCAAATTTTCACCTTTAATGTCGCCAATTTTATTTTTATCATTTGGCATAGGACGACCTATTCTGGTTGGAAATACGAAATTACAAAAGGCTCGAGAGAATATCCTATAGGTACTGGTAGATTTATCATCTTCACCGCCTTTCGGTTTTTTTCTTTGTTTTTCTAACTTACGCTCTTCTTTTCTAGCTTCTTCATATACACCTAATTGTTTATCGCTCATTGGTATTTTAATAACAGTGATGTCGGTATTTTTATTGAACCGAGGCATAAGCGCATCTTGATCTCTAAAATAACTGGTTAAACCAAGTATTCTTCTTTTAAAAAGATTTTCATTTTTAATATCGCCTGTTTCAGTATTAACAAAATAATTATTAAATTCTTCTAAATTATCAGGTAATGCTTTATACGATATTATTTTAATATTAGTTGGTCTTACTTCAATATTATTGTTAGAAAGTATATTTATTATTAAGCGTTGGAAATCGCTGTCTGTTATGTCGCCATTTTCATTAACTTTAATACCTCTAAAAGTATTATCAGTTTTATCCTTTGTATCATAAATATTTATAAAACCAAAAGGATTTTTAGTAACACTTAGGGTTTTGCTTGTCGCTTTATAATCAATATAATCAACTATATTATTCAATCTCTTATTAGAAGTAAACATTTTAGTAATGTTTTCAGTATTAATTTTTTCCGCAGTTTTAATGTCTAAAACTAAATTCCAGGTTTTAATATAACCACGTAAAATGTTAAAAAATATAGCTATTTCATTTGGATAGTTAATAATAGGTGTGCCAGAAAGAAGAACAATCTTACAGTTTTCTGCGCTCATTAAATATTCATATAATCGCATAGATAATTTCTCAGTCTTACCTATTTTATTAACAATCCTACTAACAAAGTTATGTGCTTCGTCTATTATTATAACCTTATCATTAAAAGGGTTTATAGTATAATCACGTGTTAAAACTTGTAAATGTCTATTTTGCAAACCATTATAGTTGATAAATTTATATTTGCTTTTAATCATTTCATCTATTTGGATATTAACACTATTCTTATCAATATTTGATAATGATTCGTAATTAGGTTCTTTTGAAACATTTACTAACCAAGCACCTTTATTCTTTTTAATGAAAGTGGTTTTTAAATTAAGTATTTTAGATAAACTATCTAAGTATCTTGGATTATCTTCAATACTAATAAATTCCCAGTATTGTTTTTTCTTATAAATAGGATCTCCGCAGTTTTTAATTTCTTCTCTATAGTTTGTTTGTAAAGATGCTGGTGTCATAATAACGACTTGTTTATTATGTTTTAATCCTTCAGCAATAGCAATAGAAGAACAAGTCTTACCTGAACCTAAACCGTGATATAATAATAAACCCCTATATGGTGTATAAATATTTATATAATCACGTACTATTTTTTGATGAGTAAGAAGTTCCTTAAAATCACCGCTAGCTGCGTCGCATGAAACTTGCTTAGAGTCATCTATAATATCATCTCTATAATCAGTAAATGCCGAGTTAATAAAATTAATAAACATTTGTCGATTATTTTGATAGTATGATGGTTTACGAATAATAATATTTGGTTGTGGTTGTGGTAAACGTTTTTCTAATGGTACATCATCTATAACTACAAGAGTGCTATCTATTTCTTCATCTTCATCTATATCTTTAAGTTTACCTTCAAGAGAACGAAGTTTCAGTTTAGGTTTGGTTGTCTTTCTGGTTTTATCATCAGCAATCATTGATTTTTTTGTTTTCATTTTTTGTTTATCATTGTTATCATTGTTATCATTATCATCTTCTTCTAAAGGCAATATCCTAATTTTCTTATCTTTCTTACCTTTGATAATTACTACTGGTTGTTTTTCTTTCAATCTTTCATTAGCATCAAAATCGGCATTTTCTTCTTCCAACATTGGTTCATTTGGACCCATTTCATTTGGACCCATTTCATTTGGACCCATTTCATTTGGATTACTTTGCTGAGATGTCTTAAACATCATAAACCTATTTCTTATATCATCTGCGTTTGTATTACTTAATTCTTCTTTTACAACCTTAATAGGTACATTTATTTTAACAGGTTTATAAGCAATCGGTATATCTATTTTTACTCCTATCTTATTCTTTTTAGGATTAGGTTTTTCTTTTAATTTATCTATAATTGATGTCATATAAAATAAATGTATATTATTAATTAAATAAAAAACTTATCTATTTAATTAATTTATTTAATCATATAAATTTAATCATATAAATTTAATCTTATAAATTTAATCTTATAAATTTAATCTTGATTACTGTTAGTTATTAACTGTAATGCTTCCTCACACGCGGTTTGTTCCGCCTTTTTCTTAATTTTATGTTTAGATCCACCAAGATAAAATATACCCCTACCATGTTCTTCTATATAAGAATGAATAGCATTAAATGAACCCAATTGTGAATAATCAACAGCATTACTAATATTAGTTTGCCATATTTCTTGACCTATGCATAAATATACACCCATATCATATCCTTCATCCAGATTATGTTCTGTTCGTTCTAAATAATCCGGAGTAGTTTTAAACTCTTTTTGAAGTTTAACTTGTAAAATATTCTTATAGTTATCATCGTTTCTAATAAGCGCCATCCAATCCACGTGTTGTTCGTATATATTTTCGATGAATTTCTGTGCTATTTGAAATCCTGGACCGGTTACAAACACGTTTTCAAACCATTTATCATCATCGTGTATTTGAATTTTATTAAAATCAAGGAATAATGCTCCTAGAAAGGCTTCAAATAAACATCCAAGTTTTTTTAGATTAGTTCTCGTCTTCTTTTCCTCTGCGTGTTTAGATATAACATACCATTTATGCAGACCCATTTCGTATGCTAATTTTCCAATGGCTTCGTTTTTAACAAGAGCGATTTTTTTTTCTGTCATAAATCCTTCATTTTCTTTAGGAAACCTTCTATAAAGATAATATTTAGTAATACATTCTAATACTCCATCTCCTAGAAACTCCAATCGTTCATTAGATTTTGTTTTAAGTTCGTAACAATCACCCGGTTTAGGAGATATTTTAATATTAGATTTTTCATTTTCTAGATGAGGTCGTTTAACATATGATTTATGAATAAATGCGCGTTGATATAGGTTTACGTTAAATACTTCACCAGGAACCCCATATCTTTTTAGAATAGATTGAACTTCGCTCAATGTAATCTCTTTATTTAGGGGGTTATAGGGATTAAAAATCATATCTTCGCCATCTTCAGTTTTACCAGATAATTTAGTAATATCATCATCGTGTTGGATTAATTTAGAAATATCGTGCTCGGAAACATCGTACTCGGAAACATCGTACTCGGAAACATCGTACTCGGAAACATCTTGCTCGGAAACACCGTGCTCGAGAACAACGTTACCATTACTTATACTATTCATAATATAATATATAAACTATTATTAATTATATTTAAACGATTTCAATTCTTATATTAATTAAAAAAAAATATATTATTATAATATAAAAATGACAGGAATTTCATCAAACAGAATGACTAATAGCAACCAAAACAGTTGTGGTGCTGGTTTAAGCATGGGAATCGGAAATAAATCTAATGGTACCAATACCAATCGGGCATCTAACTCAACAAAAGCAAAAGATGGTGTTTGTAGTTTGAAATTCTGCTGTGCTGGAAGAGTAGGAACAGTAAAGGTACGTAGATAAATACGTAATTAAATAACATATATTAATTAAGTAATATAATATTTACTTAATTTATAACATGCCAAGAAATAGCAGTTCAACAAGAAGAAGGGCCCAAGTGGGTATTTTATCTACTTCTATCACTAATAGAGACCAAGGCGGAGGACCAAACAAGGCTGGTTCTCACCCAAGTGGAACAGGTAATATGTCTATGTTTTTTAGACAATCTGAATCAACACCTGTAGTTGAACCAAAAAATTATATGTTCAAAACCAATTATGGTTACCGTGGTAGAGCTATGCTGTAAATATTAGATTATTTTATTATTTTATCTATCATAATTATTTTCAATACAATATACTGTTTTATAATATAGTATATTATATAATATGCCTCCTAGAAATGGTTATAAAGGTCGCGGCGGTCGTTCCGCACAAGCAAGAAGCGTAATAAGTTCAGGTATATCGTCTACACAATTTCTTAATACTCAAAAAGATGGGGGTGGTGCTGCGTTAAAAGCAGGTGCTATGCCAACTGCTACTGGTTTTAATACATTATATTATAGACAAACGCAAAGTAAACAACCTAAACCAGACTATGTTTTTAATTGGAAAGGTAATCCAAGATATAGACCACTTATATATTAAATAAAATAATTAAAACAATGATTTAGATAAACCATTTAGATAAACCATTTAGATAAATCATTTAGATAATATTATAACTGAGATATACATACCATATATGCCACATTTTTCACGCACTAATAGATATGGATTTTTTAAACTATCAAATCGTGTTGAATCCAGACGATTAAGAAGATATAAGACAAGAGGAAATTATGAAACTAATATGATAGATGATATTAAAAATAGTAATTGTAATGAAAGGTGTGGATGCGATATATTTAATCTCATTAAGTTATCATAGAACAAAGGTATTAAACATTTTAAACATAAAATATATTAAATATTAATAACCATATTAATCATACATGATTATTAATATTGATTATAGAGAAACAAAACTTATTGAATTAATTAAAACCAAAATAGATGCACATAATGATAATGTAAAAAATGCCAAAAACATTATTACCTTAGAGATAAGCAATCTTCCATTAGGTGATATAACATTATCTCACGAAAAAACTGGCAAACCTATTATCATAATAGAACGTAAATCAGTTAAGGATTTAGCAGGCAGTATAAGAGATGGTAGATATAATGAACAATCAGCAAGATTAAATGAATATCCGATCGCAAATCATAATATCGTTTATTTAATTGAAGGTAGCATTAGAGATTATAAACCTCCAAATGTTAATATGAAAAATCCTATAACATATCCTGCGTTATATTCATCGCTCATTTCTGTATTGTATTATAAGGGTTTTTCAGTATTAAGAACAGTAGATGTTCAAGAAACAGCAGAATTATTATATCGGATAACAGATAAGATTTCACGTAATAGCGGGAAAAACGAACACCCTTATTATAGCAATGAAAATGCAAATAGCAATGAAAATGCAAATACAGATATAACAGATGCGTTATGTAGCGGTTCAAATAAGAAAAGTTCTAATATAACACCTGATAATATAGGGATAATAATGTTATGTCAAATACCAGGTATAGGTAAAACAGCAGCTACAGCAATTATGAATGAATATGATACAATTGGTGATTTAATAAATGATTTAAGAGAGGATAAAACCTGCTTAAATAATTTAAAATATTCAGTGGGTACACAACTTGGAGAAGGAGAAGATATTAAACAACGAAAAATAAGTAAAACCGTAATAGATAACCTAATCAAATACTTAGTTAAATAAAAAACTTAGTTAATGTAGATAAATCATAAAATTTAAGCGTTTGCTGCTGCTTTCGCTGCTGCGGCTGCCTTGGCATCTTGTGCTTCTAAAACAGATTTCCTTGACCATTTTGATTCATCACCTCGAGTGCGAGTAAGACCATGTCTGTCATCTCCTTGCATGAATATTTTATCAGCATATTCATCTCTGCTATCATTTGGGTCATTTCTTGTGCGTTTATCGTAAGTACCTGATGCGACAACACCTCTGCTAAATTGTACCCCACCCCAGTTACTATCCATAGCATTAGCACTCTTTGGACCATCTCTTTCACCTTGATTAAACATTTTATCTAATGGAGTATTTACACCTTGATATTGACTGGTACCATCATATCCAGGGAAAGAGTTTCTGTTATATGGTAAATCATCTTTACTAGCATCAAATAATTGTTGAACTGGAGCAGGTTGCGCGCCAGCTGGTGCGTAAAGATTATCATAAGGTGGATTGCCCATTATAGGTTGGGTTGGATCACCATTCATATTTGATAAACTTAATTCACCGGTAGCATTATATTGTTCTTGTAAATATAAAACCGGACACTCTATTCCTTTACTTCTTTGCCATTCAGTAAATTCTACATATTCTTCTAAATTGTTAAAAACTACAGGATTAACTCCAGGTATTTTAGCTAAACCTGAATTAAGTAATTCTATTTTATCCCCTTTTTGAATTAAAACATTAGGACATCTTTGCTGTAATCCTTCTTTGGTATTTATTCTGGTATAATTTAATGTAAAATATAACCCTAAAAGAAAAACAACTACAATAAAAGTTCTAAGTATCAATTTATTTAATTTCATATCTATATTATAATATATATATTATTGAATATAATATAATTAACTGTTTTCATAATAATTAATTATTTTATAATATTTAATTATTATATATAACATAGCAAATGAAAATTTATGATTTAATTAAATCAAATGATGCTCTTAATAATATCAATAATATAAGTTCTAATATAGAAGATTTTAATAATGAAGTAAAACACAACTCTGCGATTATTTTTATATTAGCTGATTGGTGTGGACATTGCCAAGATTTTAAACCTAAGATTAATGATTATGTTCAACATATGTCTAACAGTAACAATAATGGCATAATAGCATTATTTGATGACAATACAATGAAAGAGGCAAATAATATGCCAAGTATAAACGGTTTTCCGTCTGTATTTTCTATGAGAAATGGAATGAAACACCAAGATTATAACGGTGAAAGAAGTAAAGAAGGTTTAATTAACTTTTCTAATAATATATTTAAACCTAGTAATAGTTTACAAGTAAGAAAAAAGGTAAGTTGTGGAAGAATCCCTATCCCTACCCCTACACCCATAACCACGTCTAATTCTATAGCTACACCTGCTACCAGAAGAATAATGAAAAAACCTAGAATACGTAGAAAACCAACTATGCGTAGAAAACTAAGTATACGTAGAAAACCAACTATGCGTAGAAAACCAACTATGCGTAGAAAACCAACTATGCGTAGATTTAGCACACGCAGACCAAAATCACCAAGTAAAAAATCACGCACACCAAGTAAAAAAACTAAATCATTATCAACTACTAGACGTATACTTTAAAACTAAACAGTATATTTATACTGGCATTATAAAGAAATCTGTTATGTCATGATTACCAGATTTCTTGTTATTACATCGTCTAATTGATTCGCCAAATATAATATTACTTACCTCTTTATTCCTTAAATCATCTACCTTTTTAACTATTTTATCTGGGTCATCTTTATTCTTTCTTTTATGCGATTCAATATTTTTAAGAAATATTTGTTCATTAATTCTAAAATCAGGTATCTTTTCTAAAACTAATGCAAACACTTGCTGTACTGGTTTCATAATTTGGTTCGTAATATAAAAGGTATAATCTATTTTAATGTTATTTTGTTTGATAAATGCAGGTGTTTCTATTTTATCACCCTGTAACTTCTTTTTCTTATCATTATTGATAATATATACAAACGGTATTCTGTCACCTGGTTTAGGTTTATTACCTGGATCTCTCTCAGCTATCCTATCTGCTAAAACCTTATGTGCTATTTGCATCGGATTTTTATAACCAGACCTAAGAGATTTGGTTATGATAAGTTTATCTATTCCAATTTTCCCATCAGAGATATCTTTCATATAATTCTTTACAAATTCCACCGCTTTATTTACGTCTTGTTCTTTCATAAGAATATCGATTACACCACCATATACATCTTTAACTATAGGCGCATTATCACGTCTTTTAAGTACAATACCCATCTCTTTTCTCTTACCTTTATTAGGGTCAGTTTCATATAAAATACCTACATAACGCTTTTTAGATAACAGACACAATGGCATAAAGGTCTTTTCATACTCTAAGTCGTGTGGACCCTTAAGATATTTTGTTGCCAACGCACCTGCTTCCTGTGCGAGTTCTATAGTTATTTCAAGTGCCTTTTTTCCAGTAATTCTAACGCCATCCATATCAGTAAGGTTAAATTTAAAGAATACAGAATCAGTATCACCATAAACATATTCAGCATCAGTTTTAACTTGTCCGTGATTTTTAGTATCGCATACCTTTCCTCCTCCGTATACTTGTTCTACTATTTCTTTTGCGTATATAAGCAACTTCCTACCGGTTGCGGTAGTAGACGCAGCAACATCCTTCTCGTAAAATGTGCTGGTTTTAGCACCACACTGACCATAAAGAGAGTTAGCTGTTAGTTTATAAGCCAATTGTCTTGCGTCATATACCTTTTCCATAAAATCATCACCTTCGGCAGCAGCTTTCTTTATAAGTTTTTTCGTTGCTTTTCTTGCTGATAACAACTCCTCTAAAACAGAAGGCATAACCGCCTTTGTTCCATCTGTAAATTGGGCAAAACGACAAGTCTTTGTTCCAGATTTCACTTTCACTGCGGCAGCACTAGGTGTTTTTCTTGTATACTTGAAAGTATCATAAGTAATATCAACATATTTATAATTAGACAGATTATCATAAGTAAAATTATTTCCAGCATCTCTATCACCCCATACGCCATTTGGAATAATATTTCCTTCCAAATCATACTCCTTTGTCCATACCTTACTTGAATGGCAAAGATTTTCTGATATCATAGATGATGGATACAGTGAACTGTAATCACAAACCGCAATAGGGTCGGCATCCATATAAAGATCGCATTTAGGTTCTAATACGATAGCACCTTCATATCCACCATCATTCATTTTCCTTTCAAGGACGGGCATTAGATACCCCTTTTCTCTACATTTCTTAGCAATAAAGCTTGTTAGTTTAATTCCTTGCCCACGCATAACAAGGAAGTTCATAGGAACGCTACAAATCTTTGCCATCTCAATAAATCCCGTTAAGATATCGATTTTTTTCATAAGATGATGTACTAAGTTGCAATCCTGAATACAGTATTTCGCAACAATAGCGCGGTCTGTTGCATCGCCATTTGTAAGACGAAATATATCCGCAGGTGTTACGTCATCCTTAGCCAAACACCACCTAAGTGTTTTTTTGTTATTTGGTTCTTCTCTCGATTCAATACGAAATTCGCTTGTTTCATAATTTATACTTGTTACCATAAACTTGGCACCATTTTTATAATAATCGGTTGAATGACCTATCTCTTCTATTGTAATATAATTTCCAAGTTCTAATCCTTTAAGATTTTTACTTTTAATTAAACTGTGTTCTATACCGTCTGTATCAACATTATAAGTAATATTGCTTATATTATCGCCAATAAAATGACTGGATACTGAATCCAATTTATATGATTCAAGATTAAAGTCGCGTCTAAATAAATTATACAAATCTACTTGCATACGTCCATTCATTTTAATATAATGTAGTTCATGTTCCCCGCTTGCTAAAACAATCTTACTTTCTTCGATACTCCAATTGCGCCCGCTCTTATTTTCACCGCATACCTCGTGACGATTACGAGATAATTTTAAAAACGGTTCTATACAATTACACTCACAACCACGTCTATACATAAACTCGTAATCAAAACCAAATATGTTATAACCGATGATTATATCGGGATCTTCGCGTTGAATTAGTTTCGTCCAAGCCAGCAAAACATCTTTTTCAGTAGTATATGATTCTATTTCAGCTCCCGATATATTATCACAAGTATCAAGAGCAATACAGTTATTTAAATAAGGTGTCTCTTCACCGTATTTTATAAATGTAGACCCAATAAAGGTTACTTTATCACCTTCTAATTCAGGAAAGCACATTGATAATGATTTAATTAGAGCAAATAGTTTCTCATCTCGCTTGCTATTACTTAACATTACGGATATAATACCATTATTATTCTTTGTTTCATTAAAGAGAGAGATCATAGTGTCCTCTTCACCGCGTTGAAAATTTATACTATCATTATCATCGCTATCATCATTATTGCCGCCGACTGAGCAACTTACTGAATTATAAAATATTTTGGTATAATCTATTTCTTCATCATTTACAGCACGGTTTACCCATTTAAACCATTTTTCAATCATATTCGGTAAATTCTTACCAGGTTTTTTTTTAGGATAAACAATATCAATATTACTCAACCATCTTTTATTGATTCCGATTTCATTCTCAGAACCATCTTCTCGAGCAAATTCAAACTGAAAAGCGGTTTTAATAATAGCATCTAAATGCTTTTTATATACTTCCAGATTTCTTGTTATTCTATCATCGTACTTCTGAAAGTAATCAACAATATTATCTGCTAGTTTTTTATATGTTTTTATGGGTACAGGAAAATCACCATGACTACTGCTGGCTTCAATATCAAAACTACATATCTTATAAGGAACTGCAGTTTCAATATCGTTGCGGGGTATTATGTCTTTTGCCGAGATATTAAATTCGTATTTACAGGTAGTAGTTTTGAAATTTGACTTTACTTTGCATTTATTAGGTATAGATATCCATCCTGAAGGACTAACATCTTTAATATGAAAGAAACGCAGAATAGGGGGTATTTGAGACTCATATAGGTGTAATCTTTCTCCTTGAAAATCACAGTATCCGTGTTTTTTCAAGACAAATTCTTTACGCTTATTTTTGCTTTTTAATGCCGAGCTGCCTTTGCCAATGCTTGCCTCGTTTGTCCTACCCCATTCTTTCTTTTCTTCATACCATAGATTTTTTACTTTATTCATCACAATTGTATTCTTGAATTTGATAATCAAGAACTTATGCTCCTTATGGTCATCAAATCCATATAATTTTTTTCTTTTTAGAATAGTACAATTCGTAATTTGACTACTCCAATAATATCCGAGAACCTTGTCTAGATGTTTTAAAAATTCCTTCTTTTTATTAAGATTCCAACTCTCTCCTATTTTAATAAAGAAGAAGGGTTCAAAATCATTAACATACACTCCAAATGTTTCACCTAATTCATTTATACCAAACATTTGGATTACAAACTTGTTATGATTGAAAGTTTTATTATTATCGCCTGAATCATCACTTAAACCATCACTTAAACCATTTTGATAAATATCTGTAGAATCTTCATCAGAATTTTCATCTACATCATCTTTTTTATTATAGAAGTTAAAATCAAATATACGCACATTTACCATATACTTATTGTCTGATTTACAATTTGATGCAGTATTTGAGACAATATCTAATTTATTAGGCATTTATATTTAGTTTATTATAGTTTATTATAATTATTTATTATGATAAACTTAATTCAATTTATCTTATTCAATTTATCTTATTAAATTATCATTAAAAGTTATAGTATTAATTATACATTATTATTTACAGCATTATTTATACTATTTATCATTCTTGGTGTAAAAAAAGAGTATGATAATGATAATTGGTTATCAGAAGTGTCTATAGCGTTTAATTGAGGTATACCTAACTCCCTTAAATTATTAGTTATATTACTAATAAGATCTTCTTGTGTCATTTGTGCAGTATTATTTGTTTGCAAATTATTCATCATATTTGAAAATAATAAAGAATTTATTCTATTTATATCTTCTTGAGAAGCTTGCATTCCCCCTTGAGGAGCACTCATTGGTTCTATAGTTATTTCTTCCATAATACCGCGTATACTTTCTTGTATTCTCTCTGTTTCATTATCTTCAGTTTGATTATTACCTTGCGTCTCATTATTATCTTGTGTCTCATTATCTTCTGTGTTATTATTATCTTGTGTCTCATTATCTTGTGTCTCATTATCATGTGTCTCATTATCATGTGTCTCATTATCATGTGTCTCATTATTATCCGGTTGGTTATTATTATCTCCATTAATACTATTATTTTCACTTAAATTATTAGAGCTACCTCTTATATCATATCTACATAAAGGGCATTTTGTACTATTATTAAAATGTTCTCTTAATGCTTCCTCTTTAAAATAGTGACCACAATGACAAATTTTCATAATTCTAGTTGACACTATAAACATAGACAAACTTATTGGACATCTTTCAATACTATTTCTATCTTCAGATGATAATTCACCCCACTCCATACATTCGGTTGCATTTTCTATTTCTTCTGGAGTAGGTCTTACTATAACAGGTTCAAGAATACTGGTATTCTCTTCATTTAAATTAGTGGGTTGATTTCCAACAAAAAATGATGGCACCGGCATTTCATTTTCAAACCAAGATGATATTATGCGACGTCTTTGATTATTAAATGGTATATTTTCCCAACCAGATGCTCTATTCATTCTATTCAGACGCTCCCTTATCATTCTTTCATCTCTCCCACTTAATTCACCTCTACCTGCTGTACCTGCTGTACCTGCTCTACCTTCTCTATCCTGTCCAGCATTATTATCATCGTTATTTCTGTTTGCATTATTGTTATTCCTACTCGTGTTATTCCTACTTGTGTTATTCCTACTTATGTTATTTCTACTTGTTCTATTAACACCATTTCGCGGTTGAGGTTGAGTTCTTACATTATTATTGGTATTGCTGCTTTCTATTATTCGCAACCTATTAATATCATAAATATTAATTAAATTAAAAATATTCCTTTCACTATTAATGCTATTTTCCACTATGTGTCTATGTATTCTTTGGTTCTCTCTTAAATATCTTATGTGTTCGCTTATAAATTCTGATAAAGTATTTAGATTTTGATGTCTATTATAATTAACCTGTCTATTCATATGAAACTGTATATTATATCTATATTTATATATACATTATTTATTTAAATAAAATTGAATAAATAAATATAAACATATAGCTTAGATATATATAAATTTATTATGACATCGAAATTTAATAATTATAAAAATCAAGGATTAACGGGATTGCAAAATTTAGGTAATACATGCTTTATGAATTCAACATTACAATGTTTATCACATACATATGAATTAAGTGAATTCCTATCAAAAAATGACGGAGAATATAAAAATTCACTTAATAAAAAATCTGACAGTGTCATAATCCTAGAATGGGATAAATTAAGAGAACTAATGTGGAGTAGTAATTGTAAAATATCCCCGCAAGGTTTTGTAAAAAATATACAAAAGATAGCACAAGAAAAAGATAAGGAAATATTTACTGGTTGGGCACAAAATGACCTTCCTGAATTTCTAATATTTATTATTGATTGTTTTCATAATAGTATGAACAGAAGCGTTCAAATGAACATAAGAGGTAGCGTATATAACGAGACCGATAAATTAGCAATAGAATGTTACAAAATGATTAAAGATATGTACAGCAAAGATTATTCAGAAATGATTAATATATTTTATGGAACACATATGTCTAAGATATTAGATAAGGATAATAATGATGTATTGAGTATAAAACCCGAACCATATTTTATGATTGATTTGCCTATACCACAGGTTGATAGTAATTCAGTTGATTTGTTTGATTGTTTTAACTTATATACAACATCAGAATTACTATCAGGAGATAATGCGTGGTTTAATGAAAAAACTGGTGAAAAACAAGATGTAAATAAAAAATTAACATTTTGGAGTTTTCCAAATATATTAATTATTAGTTTTAGAAGATTTAATAATCGTATGATGAAAAACAACAAAACGGTATCTATTCCCTTAGAAAACATAAATTTATCAAAATATGTAGAAGGATATAATAAATCATCATATATTTATGATGTATATGGAGTATGTAATCATACCGGTGGTACATCTGGAGGGCATTATTTTGCATATGTTAAAAACGCAAATGGAAAATGGTATTGTTTTAATGATATGGATGTAACTCCAATAACAGATTCAAGCAATATTATAACAAATAAGTGTTATTGTGTTTTTATGAGAAAGAGGTAAACCAGAATATAAGCTAATAAAATGTTAAAATAAAAATGAAAAATTATAAATCAATAAAAATATATTATATTATAATATATATTATAAAATATGTTTGCCGGTTTAAATCCACCAAATATGGCAGGTTCTTATGATTATTCTGTTCCAGATGTCCAAAGACAACTATATGAACCTTCTACAAATCCATTTATTTTATTAATTGTAATAGGAGTAATAACTGTATTTTTAATATGCTTTAGTGCATTCCAAAATCGCGAAGGACAAGCCAATGTGGGCAGAGGTCTTAAAACAGTTCAAATAATATTTTTTGCTATAGTTGTTTTTTTGGTTTTAGCAATAGGTCTTAGAAATTTATTAGGTATTGAAATAGTAGGTTCTATTAAAAATTTATTCTCACCTGAACCCGAAGTAGATTTAAAGGTTTTATCAAAATCAAATAATGATATAGAAGAAAAAATGGCAAAACAAGTATTTAATATACCTCAAAATAAATATAATTACGAAGATTCTAAAGCATTATGTAAAGCGTTTGGTGCTGAACTAGCGAGTTTTAACCAAATTGAAAAGGCATACAAAGGTGGTGCTGAGTGGTGCAATTTTGGTTGGTCTGAAGGTCAAATGGCACTTTATCCAACCCAAAAAGATACATATGAAAGACTTCAAGAAATAGAGGGACATGAACATGATTGTGGGCGACCTGGTATTAATGGTGGATATATAGACAATCCTAACGCTAAATTCGGTGTAAATTGTTTCGGATATAAACCAAAGATGAACGCAGATGAGCAAGATATACTAGCAAGAGGACAAATGTATCCAAAAACAAAAGATGATATAAATATGGAAAAACGAGTTGATCATTGGAAGAAAAACATTAAAAATATATTAATATCACCTTTTAATCATGATAATTGGTCCAGAATCTAAATATTTTAATCAATTAAATAAAATGTTTAATCAATTAAATAAAATGTTTAATCAATTAAATTAATATTAAATAATAACAATATATTATCTAATATTAACTAATATTATGTGGAAGATTCATGGGAAATACTACGACTTAACTAATTTTTTAGACAAACATCCAGGTGGTTCTAAAATTTTAGAAAGTTGTAAAGGCGTTGATTGTACAGCAGCATTTGAAAGTTATCACGCTATGTCTAATATGAATAATATTAAATCAATAATGAAAAAGTATGAGATAGAGACATCTAAATCAGAAATCAATAACACGTTTAAACAACATTCATATACATTTTCAGAAAAAGGTTTCTATAACGAGGTAAAAAACAGGGTAAGAAACTATATATTGACAAATGATTATATTAAGAATTATACTAGCAAATATAGTATAAATTATAGTATAAATTATAAATGGACATGGAGTTGGTTAGTATATGCTTCACTAACATTCGTTACCTACATATATTCATATATTCAAACATTCGTTTATATAAATAACCCTTATTATGTAAGATGTTGTTATTGTATAATATGCTCAACTGCATTAATGCAATGTTTATTTCAAATATATCACGATGCAACACATTTTGCTGTATCAAAGAATAAATATATTAATGAATATATTGCTTTAATTGGTTCGGGATTAGCATTTTGGGATTATACAACTTGGTCAAAACATCATAGTATATTACACCATTCATTTACAGGTGATTATGTTAATGACCCAGATATGAAACACACTCACCCCTTTATTAAAAAAAGTCTTAAAAATAAAAAAGAAAAACATAAATTAATTAAAAATACTTATCCTATTTCGTTCATTATATCTATATTTCCAGGTATGTATTTCGGACAAGTATCATCTTATATGATAGTTCAGTTTAGAAAACGGTTATGGGGTTTTCAAATATATAAAACAAAAACCTATACCGAGATATTTATAATTTTAATGCAATTAGGTATTATGATATATGGGAGAAGTATTTTATTAGTTATGCTATATTTTCTTTCATTAAACATCAATTATAGTTTTGCTATATTGCCCGATCACGATTTATATGAAACAAATCAAAATCATAAAGAGGATGCTACAGATTGGGGAGAAATACAGGTTAGACATTCAGGCAATTTTGCTAATAAAAACTGGTTATATACACGATTATATGGAGGTATTAATTACCAAATAGAACATCATTTATTTCCAAGTATATGTTCATATCATTTACCTGCTATAGCGCATATAGTTAAGATTGTTTGTAAAGAATACGATATAAAATACGTATGTTCTCCTACTATTTGGAATGCTTACTGGTCTGCTATTAAAAATCTTGTCATCATAAATAAATAATTTAATCAATTAAATATTTTAATTATTCACTTATTATATATAGTTTAGATGAAAGTAGGTTCAACCTGTAAAGTAGCAACAGATTGTAATAATAGAAATTGTGTAAAAGGTAAATGTACGCGTAAAAATGCTAAGAAATCAATAGCAAGTCTCAAGAAAGCGAGTGTTAAGAAAGCAAGTGTCAAGAAAGCAAGCGTTAAAAATAAACTTACAAATGGTAAAATAGGATCAACGTGTCAAGTACCAACAGATTGTAATAATAGAAATTGTATTGATAGTAAGTGTACACGTAAAAATGCTAAGAAACCAAAAGCAAGTGTCAAAAAAGCAAGTGTCAAAAAAGCAAGTGTCAAAAAAACAAAAAGCAAAACATTAAAGGTTAATAGCGTTTCTAAAAAATCGCCTGTATTA